AACTGCGCTGCCTCCCCATGTGGCAGTGAACGAAGATATTTTGTTTAAGGATATCGGCGTGTTTATGTATGAATTCAATTCCGCATGGGAGTAATTTGTACATGAGGTCAAAATCTTTTTGTTTTAATGAATCATCAATTGGCATTCTCATGTATTCTATATTTAAATTGCAAAAGTAATTGGGTATATCTTTTTCTTTTGAACAGTTTAAGACTGCTTTGATATTATTTTTTTTCATAAATTCTTTATCTTTGGCAGAGTTGATATTCCCTAAATAAATGTGATTCATTATTTTAGACACGTTTTCATATGGTTTATCTTCATTTTTTACTTCTATTCCTTTTTTTAATGGGCTATGTTTTCTGAGTTCGTCAGATAATTTTAGAGGCGTTGTAACACGTGTTCTTTTTGATGTCATTTATTTTACTATATAATAATAAAATAAATATACGATAAAAATATTTAACTGCGATTAAATATATGTTTTAAATTATATTTATAGTGTAAAATGACAAGTATTACGATGAATATTAAAAAAAAGGAAATTAGTAATAGAAAGTTTAATATTTTATTTGAAGGTTGGATTAATATTCCTCATTCGTATGCTATTGTTAATTGTTTTCAATTAGTTCATTTGTATAAAAATTATAATGATAAGATAAATTTTTATGTTACTGAGAAAGAATACTATAGACAAGAATGGAATGAAAAGAAGAAATTAGTTTATACACAAGAGTACAATGATTTGTTAAGTAATAAGGAAATATTCAAACCATTTGACCATGAAAAGGATAAGGATGTTAAGATTGATTTAATTTATAGAATAACTTATCCTTATGATATTACATTAATGAATTGGAATAAAGATATTCCTGTATGTGTATTCTTTACATCTGAATTTAGTAAATTAGATTCATATTATTTTAAGGTAGGTGCTCCTCCATCTCTTACTGTTGACAATAATTATATAAAAACGTATTTAAACAATTTTAAAAACATTACATTTACGTCACCTTCTTTATGGTCATCTTTAGGTATGGTTGATTATATTGGCAATGACTCTAATAGGGAACAAATTATTTCACATGGTGTAGATCCAACATTGTTTTACAAAGAGAATGAGGAGTTACGTCAAAAGGTTCGTGCTCATTATAATATAAATCCAAATGATATTTTATTGATTAATACAGCAGGTGCAACTACAAAGAATAAGGGTATTATGTATATTCTTCAAATTATGAATATTTTAGTTAATAGATTAAATAAAAAGCACTTTAAATTATTATTAAAGGGTACATCTGATTTATATAGTGCCAAGGGATTTTTAGAATCATATTTTGTAGAATTACAAGGTAATAATGCTATTACAAAGGATGAGATGAAAATTTTATTGGATAATCACATTATTTTTACAGAGAAAACATTAAGTTTTAAACAAATGCGATTTTTATACAATGCATCTGATTTATATATATCACCATATATAGCAGAAGGTTTTAATTTATGTGTTCTTGAGGCATTAGCATGTGGTGCTAATGTGTTAGTTCCAATGACTGGTAGTACAAAACAATATATTGATGATATTTATGCTAATGGTGGTAAAGATAATATTTATTATGTAAAGAGTAATGTTGCTACATTGGATGATGGTTTATCAAAGATTAATAATATAGACGGTAATGATTTATTAGCGGTGATGATGAAATTTGAAGTAGATATATTAAATAAAAAGAAAAATGAACAGGAAACTGAAATGGCCAATTATATTGCTAATAATTATAGTTGGAATCGTATTAGTACTTTATTGTATGAACATTTCTGTAAACTTATTGTGAATTGATTTATGTGTGCGTTGTTAGATAAAAACAAAAATAAAATGAAAGTGTAAAAATGTCAGAAAAGTTGTCTTATTTAAATAAATTAAAGTTATTAAATTCTTATAAACATGAAATTAAGAAAAAAAGGATATTTTTCGACGAATCAAAGGATATGTTTGGGTTTGATAATATGAGTCAATTAATAAAGGTAAAAAATACATCTGAAGTGAAGGGTTATCCATTTTTGATTTCTAATAAAAAATATAAATTTGGATTAAAAGTTATACCTGTTGAAAACAAGTATGAAAAACATGAACATCCATCGCATTTAGAATTTATTATTTTACAACATTTGACTGAGAATATCATAAATAGACAAATTTCGCCGCATTTTGCACATTTTTTGGGTCATTTTAAAGTTTCAAATAAAGTGCGTGCTTTAAAGCATATAAATTTGAAAAGATTAGAGGTGGAGGATTTAATTAGAACGCATTCAAATGTTGTTATTTCTGAATATGTAAATGGTAAAAGTTTAGATAATTGGTTACATGATACATATGAGAATGATGAAAAAATATCTGATTTACAATGGAAGGTGATGACTTTTCAATTAATATATACCATTCATGTTATGCAGGCTTATTATAAGTTAAATCATAATGATTTTCATTATGGAAATATTTTGATTGATTCTGATTTGAAACAAGGTGGATATTTTGTTTATAAAATTAATAATAAAACGTATTATATTCCTAATACAGGTGTTATTCCAAAAATTTTTGATTTTGAATATGCCATGGTATATAGTAATAATATCGAGGGGTCTTATCCTAATAAATTTATAGTAGGACATTGTATTTATGATAGATACAAACATAAGAGTGTATTAAATAATAATAGTGATTATGATGATGATGAAGACAATGTTCCTTATAATTATAGCGAAGTATATGATTTACATTATTTTTTAACAAGTTTATTAGATTTATATATTTCAAAAGATTTATTTGATTGGATTCTCAAGGTATATCCAGATGATGTTATTCCACCAGAAGATAGTTCATATGATTCTAGTTCAAATTCATCAACTTCTAGTTCTGACTCGTCATCTAGTTCTGATTCGTCATCGAGTGATTCATCTACAACTAGTTCAGATTCATCGTCAGGATTAACTTCTAGAATGTCTAAAATGTCAGTTAATTCTGATTCGTCTTCTTATAGTACTAGTTCTACGAATGAATATATTATAAAGGGTAGATTAGTAAATGGTACAGAGGATAAATTTAAATTACCAAAACCTTTACAATTAATTGAAGAAGGGTATTTTGATGAATTTTTAAATAAGCCAAGTGATTTTAATGAGAGTGAGGCTGTATATTTTACATGTCTTAAATAATATTTCGTTTAATTTTTTTTAAACATTTAAAATATTATTATATATTACTTTTTAAAATATGAGTGATAGAATGTCAACCAATATCGAAGATCTAATGGATCCTAATATTTTAGAAGATGATGAAGAAAGAGTAAGATGTCCACCGAGTCCAGAGTTATCTGAAAATGATATTGTGATGGATAATAAAGTAATTCGCCAAACTGTTAAGCCTGATTTGATAGTTAAAAATCCAAATGTGTCAAATATAAAGGCAAATGTATCAGTTCATAAAAATTTAACTGATACATTTTTTACAGAATCAAATATATTGTTATTTATAATAATAATAATTGCAGGATTACCTCAAACAAATAATTTATTATTGCAAGTAATTCCTCAAAATTTTCAAAATGATATGGTTATTAATATATTAAAAGCGATTGTATTATGTGTTTTGTATATTGTAGTTATTAATTATTTACTTTAAGTTTTTTTATTTTTTTGTTATCATTTTTCTATAATAAAATAATAAATATGCATCAGATGTTACTAAATTCATTTTCATATCTGAATTATTCGAGTATTTGCTAATATGTCCATCATTTAGAATGTACCAATTATTATCTAAATTTCTTATACTAGACCAATAATGTCCATTATTAATATTTCCACTGTGATAATTTATAGCATATAAATTATATATATAATTATTTGGATCATTTTTTTTTGGTAATATATATTGTGTTAAATCTAAATCATCAATAGGAAAATCTATAAGATTATTTATTTTTATACCATTATTGTCAAATCTTTTGAGTTGTATAATTAAATAATTTGGCAATGACCATAAATTTAATGATTCAGTGCATCCAATATTATTACATTTATCGCATTTCCAATCATCTATATTTGATTGTGTGAAAAAATTGTCTAAGCAATTGCTTAACGAACATGATGGTGTATTTAAAATATTTAAATTTATAGTATTAAAACTTTCAAAAATACTATTTGATTCATAATGGCAATTTTTACATTCGATTAAATTAACAGACATACCATTAAATAATTCAACGATTTGAGAATATTCGTTTTCATATGTCTTTTTCCAATATATCAAACTATTTTTTGTTAAATTATCAGTTTCATTTAAAACTTCTCCTGAAATTGTAACATCAATTTTATATGATAAAGCTTTATGTAATAGTTCTAATATATCTAATAAAAATTCATGTGAATCTTGTTGTTGGACATTATTGTATTTTTGTAAATGTTCATATAGGTTTTTATAAAACATATTAGGAATAATTAACTCATTTGTATTCCATAATTTTATTAAAAGTAATTTAAAACTATTAAGTACAGGATATTCTTTTTTAGATTTTAAATCACTTTCTATAATTTCATTTTGTAATTTATTTGATAACATAAAATCTGTGAATTTTAAAGTATGACTTAAACATTGAATAATTGAATTACTATAACATTTATTCATTGTATTAATTATACCTGATAATCCTTTTGTTTTAAAAAAGTTTTTATTTAATGACAAATCGTGATTAGAATGAAAATCATATTCAAAATCCATATTGTATATGATATTAGTATAAATATATTAAATTCATTTTTTATTTTATTCATCAAGATATTCATTTATATTAGTTCTTAATTCGTTTAATATATTTTCCAATTCATTCATACCATTTCTGACCATATCTATTTCTGAATCAACAGAGTTTAAATTAGTTTCCAGATTTGTTAAATTAGTTTCAAGATTCGTTAAATCAGTTTCAAGATTTGTTAAATTATTTTCAAAATTTGAAATAGAACTTAAAGTCATATTTGTATCAGGTACTACGTCTATTTCAATTTCTAAATTAACATCGTTTTCATTTATATCAGCATCATCATCATCTACATTTTCATCATCATGTGCGTTATTTTGTAATTCCATATAATAATCGTTATTACTATTTTCAGGAACATCATAATCGCTATAATGATATGTGAAAAATGAATTGTTAGATGATTTATGAGTATTTTGACAACATTCTGTAAATTTATCAAAAGTATATCCTCTTTTTTTATATTTTTCCATTCGATTTCCTGTGCAGAATAGTGAATATGAACATAAATTTACTTTATTTAAGAAATAATCTTCATGTACATAAAATTGTATATAATCATCTTTAAATATAAAAGCTGTTTTACAACATGATAAATCATAAGATTCAAACATGGATTGAATAGTTTGTTTAATATTTTTTACATATTTATTTGTAGGATATAGATAAATAATATCATATGATGTTCTGTCATAATCATTTGAATAATTTTTTTTTATATTTTTAATATGTAAATTTAATTCACAAGATGAAAAATATCTGGAATTTAGTCCTTTTTCATAAATATTATCATAATCAATATAATAAATATCTATATCATTATATTCAAATTTTTTATTTTTATTTGTTAATTTTGAATAAAGAGCGTTTGAAAAACCACCAGAAATAAATATATAATTTTTGTTAAAATGTAATTCTTTTATAGTTCGCGCAATTTTTTTGATCATTAAATAATCATCATTTGATAATATATTGTATGAAAATTTATATGTATGTATTTTATGTAGTGATAATTGATTTCTACACATGGGACAAGAAATATGTGTAAATATATTATCTAGATAATTAACTGATGTATTTGTTTTTAATAAACATTCTTTATGAAAAATATGATTACATGATGTTACATAAAATTCTTTTGTAGAATCGTCATCTAAACATATTGAACAAGACATAATATACTACTTATTAATTATATATTATTATTTTAATATTGATTATTTATTATATTTTATTATTTTCAATTTTTTACTATATTTAATCTTTTAAATCACATTTGTAATAATTTTTTAAATTTTGTTTAAGTATATCAACGTCAAGTTTTGTTGGTTTTTTAGGACATTCTTGTTTATTGTCAATGTGCATATAATTTTGAATATCATTATATTCGTTATATGTTTTTTTTGGTCTTGGTTTGACAATTGTTAATGTACATATGTATATACAATATTCTAGGAATCTCCAAAACTCAATTTTGTCTAATATATAATTAGTATAAGGAATTACAGTACAATAACTATCAATAGATGTAGTATGATGATGGGAATGATCTTTATGACTAATTATAATTTTATTGTATTGTAGCCATTTTATAATAGGTGGTAGTTCACAATTCCTCATATGTGAAAAACGATGAAAGACATTTGCTGTGGAAGCAAAAATGAATAGAGTAATAAACATATAAATATATTTTATTACAAAATCTTTATTGTATAAATAAATTAATACAATAGAAAAACCTGTAAGCGGCAAAGTGACAGCCATATTTTCTAAGTACGTATGAGATAACATTGCTCTTGGAAAATAATGATGAAGTTCATTGTCCTTTGCAATATTGCTTAAGGCTGGAATAGTAGTGCAATAATCAATGTATGTATCTTCAAACCAATGGAAAACACCTGATAGAAAATCAGCTATAATGATCCCAATGATTATTTGTAACAATGCATGCATGAGTATAATTACTATTATAATTAGCATAGAAAATATGTTTATATAAAAAGGAATTTTATCTGATGATGCTATTGTTTTTAATTAATCATCTTCTAATCTTTGAAAGAAATATTCTCTAATATCATTTACTAATTTGCTGGGACATTGTGGTGATGGTATTAATAATCCATCTTTATTTTTTGTAATATGTAATTTTGGTGAATATTGATTACTGACTAATATTTCCCATCGTTCTTTATATAATCTGTTTTTTTTAAATCCGTGGAAATAATGCCGTATTACACCAGGTGTATAACCTAAACGTAAATTAAGAATATTAGATTGATATTTAAATAAATCATTTTTATAATCGTCATGTGCATATTCATGAATACTTAAATTATATAATCCTATTAATGATGTTGCCATATTGTTGTCACCTGAACCTACAATACTATGTTCATATAATCCGTTCATTTTGTTATATGCATCTTTTGTACAAGCCCATGCATATCCAGGATGCCACATTTTATTAACATGTGATTTTGTATAAATACGTTTTTTGATATATTGAAAACCAAAACTAGAAAAGATACTCATAGCATCTCCATTTTTATTCATATCAACTGCGTGACTGAATAATTGTATAAAATCACATGTTCCATTTAATATTTTAAGTGTTTCTAATGCCCAATGTGGATTTTCAAACTCTATATCTGCGTCTATCCATGCAAAAGCTTTCCAATTGTTTGGTAATAATTTTTGAACACCTAAATTTATCATATTTTCTTTATGCCATAATGGATGTGTGCAATTTAATTGCAAATGACAAGGATTGTTTTTTTCAGTTAAAACAAATTTTTGTTCATTATATGTTAGTTCGACTATATAAAGTTTTGTATTTTTTTCATTCTTCATTCTGTTAATAAAATTATTTGCTAAATTATATCTCGATTGATATTGACATGGATTTGATATAACAATTATAATATGTAATATATCATCTATAGGTTCATTATTTAAAATTGCACTTTTGATATCATTTGTTGTTGTATTTTGATATTTTATATTTTTGATTTCTATATTAAAGTTATCTTTTAAAAATATTAAATTTTCATCTAATTTTTGAATTTCGTTTGTTATAGTAGTTTCTACAATTGTCATAAGGGGTATATTATATTTTTATACATTTAATTAATAAAAAAATAAATTAATATAATATAATATAATATAATATAATATAATATAATATAAAATGGACACTACTAAATTACTTAATGAACTTTCAAAAGAAAATACATTTTTCTTAAATATCGACTTGAAATTATGCGCTATATTATTATGTATAATATTAATTTGCTTACTTATATCATGTTTTGCATCATTCTTTACTAAAAAAGAATATAAAAAATGTAAATATGAATATTTTGACAATGAAAATCTTCCTAATTTGTTTCATTTATATAAAAATATAAATTATTCTAATTATGTATCTATACCATTATTACCTGAAAATAATGTACAATCAGAAGATAATGTCTTATTTGGCCAAGCAACACGATTTATAAATAATGATGTTGATTATAATAAACATGTTTTACTTGATGCTAAGAATAACGCACCATTATATTATACATTAGATATTAGTGCTAATTTATATATATTAGGTGGACATGTTTATGATGAAGCTAATCAACCTGTACTTAAACAAAAATATTATGTTAGATTAAGTGATTTAAAGAATAAAAAATCTATTATTATTGGAGATTTAGTTAGAGATGGTGATGGAATGTATAAATTAAAATATAAAGTTGATTTGTATAATATTAATAAAGAAGTTGGTGATTTATTAAATTATAATATAATTGAAATAGTATACTCTGCATATGATGTTTCTAATAAAGAAATTAAAAGTGATGTTATCTTGAAAGGAGAGATTAAGTAGGTCATCTTAATCATAAAAACTTAATTTTAAAGATTTCAAATTTTGAATACTGTTATTTAATTTAATAATCATTTTAGTATATAATTGTTTATTAAAGAATTCTTCTGTATTGTTTTCAAAAAAGTCTAAATCCTTTATTTCATAAAAAGGAATTTCTAATTCATTTAAAGCATCAACAAAATGTTGACAATTTGTAATTGAATTATTTATTATAACAGGTATAACACCTAAATAAAGAGATTCCCAAAATCTATGTGTATCTATTCCATTACCTCTAACACATAAACAAAAATAATATGAACTTAATTCATATAAATAATCTTTATATGGTTTTCCTTTAGATAAATTCCAATTACATTTTACTAATTTATCTAAAACTTGTTGTCTATATGCATATGTTGATGGATTAATATTTATATATATATTATTTGATTTTTGATGTAAATATGTTGATTTTACAACATCATAAAATTCTACCATATTTCCATGAGGCCACATTGAATTTGCTAAACCAATGGGTAATAATTTTACTTTTGGTGAATTTATATTTAGATTTTGTGTGTAAATAGTTTTAATATAATTATATTTTAACAATTCATCATAACTGGAATCAAATGTATGATCACTATTATGTACATATAAAATATAAGTTAAGTTGTTATCTAAATATTTAAAAAAGTCAATCTTAATTAATATTTCTAATAAATGTGTGTAAATAAATATTTTTATTACATTCTTATTAGCTTGATTAAATATTTTATTTAACGCTTTGTAATTAATGTTATTGAAATTTTTAATTAAAATAATCTTGTGAATTTGAATAAAATTTTCTATATTTTTATGAAAATCATTTATAGAATTAACTGATAAAACAAAGTCACATAATCCAATTATTTTGTCACCACTAATAATATCATCATACGATAAATCAAAAACACTTGATAATTTATATAGTTGTTTACTATGAATATGAATATTTGGAACAATATTATTTATATTTTTAGTTTGTGCTGTTACTATATTTAATGGAATATGAAGATTATCGACATAATATAATTTTTTTTGAAATTGACTAATATTTGGTTTATATACACTTGTTTCATTAATAAAACCTTTTGTTGGATTTTTAAATTTAAGTAATTTATAATCGCTACTATCAATAGGTGGTAAATTATTATAATTTTTAATGTCAACTCCATCTATATATTGACCTATTGCAGCACCATCATAAATATATTTATTAGTATTGCTTGGATAAATATTAAATGTATTATAATTAGGATATGCACCTAATAATGTCATATCATTATGAAAAACATTACTATTATTTAATGTATCAGTTATGAATGAAATTAAATTATTAATTTCAGTTAAATTAGGAATAAAGACAATACTTGGAACAACTCTGTATTCCGAATCTTTTACAAATATTAATTTTTGTGTATTATCTAATGATTCGTAGATATTTATTAAATTTTCATATAAAATAACATCATTTTCAATGTGGAACACATTTTTTAAATAAAATAAGTCAATTACAGCTGATAAATAATAAAAACGTTTTGTAGTAGAAACCCAGAAATTTTGCCTGAATTCTTTTAAATTAGTTTCAAATTTTTGAAGTGCTTTTAAATAATTATTATATGATAGATTATTTTGTAAATATGTTTCTATCAATGAATTTCTTACATAAATAATATTAAATTGGGGAATTTTAAAATAAACAGTATTTAATTTTTGTACTTTTTCTTTAAATGTATCTATTAAATTATCATTTAATAAAATAAATATGGTAATTTTATTTGAATTTGTTAATAATGTTTGATATATATTGTCTAAAAAACATTCTGGCAATTCATTACCGATATGTACGTATATTAAATTTAACATTTAATGTATAATAATACATTTTTTATTTAATTTTAACGATTTACTTTGTTGGGTTGTACGGTTAAAATGAATAAAAATGTCGTTAAATTAAAACAATAAAATTGTTTTTGGTTATTAAGTAATTGTCCTTATATCATGGACAGTGGATTTGGAATAAATCTAGAAGGTTTTTTAGTCCATGGAAATTTATCATTGAATCCTGGTTTAATACCTGTTGTAAATGGTGATGGTTCATTGGAAGCATCTGGTACTTTGTATGTTGATAAAATTAGAGAGTATAATAATGAAAATGGAATAGATATTCAAAATGTCATTTTTCATTCTCAACACATTGAAATTCCATTTAATGTTCCCAGTTATTCAACTAAGGGTGCAATAATAATGAATGGTGGTATTACTATTCTTAATACTACAGATTCTACGAGTTTATCATCAGGTGGAACTCTTACAACATTAGGTGGAATTAGTATTGCAAAAACATTAAATATAGGAGGTGAAATAAATTGTAATAATAATAAAATAATAAATGTTAAATGGCCTACTAATCCATTAGATGCAGCAAATAAAGAATATGTAGATTCTATAACATTTGGTAATAATATAATTAGTAATTTTTCATCAGGACAAGTTTTAATAGGTGGAAATACATCTGGAAGTATAATAGGATATCCATCATTTATTTATAATACAAGTGGTCAATTGATTATATCGACATCGATTGATTCAATTAATTTAACATCTGGTAGTAGTTTGATTGTGTATGGTGGTGTAAATATTTATAAAACTTTATCAATTGGTGGTGATTTAAATTTAAACAATAATTATATTCAGAATGTTTTAACTCCTATATTACCATATGATGGTGTTAATAAGCAATATGTTGATGATTTAATTTCTAATATTACAACAAGTAATTTTATTGGAAATTTTACATCTGGACAAATATTAATAGGTGGAACTGGAAGTAGTTTATTAGGTTATAACTCATTTATATTTAATGTATCGTCTGGTATTTATTTATATAATACAACAGATGCTGTAGGTTTAGGTACAGGAGGTAATTTGACATTGTATGGTGGTGCTAGTATAAGCAAACACGTATATATAGGTGGTGGTTTGGATTTGAATAGTCAGAATATTACAAATGTTGCAACTCCTATAAATGATTATGATGCTGTAAATAAAAAATATGTGGATGATATGATATATAATTGTTGTACAGGTGGAGGTATAAATTTATTTACGAATTTTACATCTGGACAAATATTAATAGGTGGTAGTAATGGTAGTGTATTAGGATATAATTCATTTATATTTAATATATCGTCTGGTATTTATGTATATAATACAACAGATGCTGTAGGATTAGGTACAGGGGGTAATTTAACATTGTATGGTGGTGCTAGTATAAATAAACATGTTTTTATAGGTCAAGGTTTGGATATGAATATTTCACGTATAACAAATGTTGGAACACCTATAGAAGGTTATGATGCTGTAAACAAGGATTATTTGCAAGCATTGTTAAATAATTTACCACGTGATCCATATGTATTAAAACCTAATAATTATGAAAATTCTTATATATTAAACAATAATGTTTTATCACCGATTAATATACCTTATACAACAATATATGGTGATAAAACGATAAGTTTTATAGCTTATATTTATATTGAAAATGATAATTCTACATCATTGTATAGTATATACAGTTATTTTGATGGTTATAAATGGGTATATTATAGTCGATTTTCAGGACCACCAATGAATGTTGATTTTGTGGTGACAACGTCATCTGATAAAATAGCAAATATAGGATATATTAATCGTAATGTGGTTGGTACTACAACTATTCAATATTATATATATGAGGATATACAAATAAGTCCTAATCTTTTGCAATATAATTATACATTACCAAAGACAAATACGCCTATTGACTTTTTAAATTATTTATATACTGATTTATATTCTGTTAAAATTCATATTCATGTGTATGTTAATGAAACGGATGCATCATATTTTATAATTGATTTATTATTTAAGAATGACAAATGGGTTATGAATTGTGATAGAATTGGTCATGATATAGGTGTTAATTTTACAATGAATAATAATAATAGTATAGGAAGTATTCAATATACCAATACGAATAATGGTACTGTTATAGCACGTGTTAAAGAATATAAAATATTGCAATCGTATGTGTCTTATAGATTATTAAATAGTACTATTAATGGATTAGTGACACCAATACAATTATTATCTGATTATTGTCAGTTGTATATTTATGTTGAAAAACCAGAAATAAAACAATATGCGTTTTACACTGTAGAGGGTTTGTTATTTAATGGTTCGTGGGTTACAAATTCATCATTTATAGGTGATTATTTGCATGTATCATTTTCAATAGATAATAATGGTACATTAACGTATATAAATGAAGATCCTGTTAACTTGACAAATATAAAAATATTAACAGTTGAGCCAAAGTTATTTGTTCCATTACAGGTAAATCAAGGTGGTACTGGAAATACGTATTTGCAGCCGTATTCTGTATTGATTGGAAATGGTTATGATCCTGTTATTAATACAACTAATTTTATATATCAAGATTGTGCTTTACAAATGAAATGTCCATCTGCGCAAATAATAATATATAATACGACTGATGCAGCAGGATTGGGTACAGGTGGTAATTTAACTTTATATGGTGGTGCTAGTATAGATAAATCATTGTATGTAGGTGATGCTTTATATATTAATAATGTAAATATAACTCCTAGTGCGGGTGATATAAATGAACATGTGTTTTTTGCTAATAATAATGTTATAATACCAGAATTTATAACAGGGTTTGTTTTTTCAACATCTGTTGTAAAATCATTTATATCACATATATCCATAACAGTTATGTTAGCAACTCAACAATTAGATGCATTAGTTATATTAAAAGGAATTAATACTTCAAGCGGATGGAAATTAAATAAAGAATTTATTGGTGATAATTTAGGTATACAATTTTATAGTGATATGAATGGTAATATTCAATATACAAGTATAGATTTTCCAAATTGGATATATACTAAAATAAGATTTAGGGGTGAAACTACTACAATTTAATTAATATTAATTTGTTCAGATACAAAAAATGTAATATTTTAATAAATTAATATAATTTTTAATATGTCTAATTACACATCGCCTATGTATTATAATCAAGCACTTATTGTATTAGATACAACACCTGCATCTAGTTTAACACAAGGTTCTGTTGTATTATATGGCGGATTAAATGTAAATTGTACAACTAATAGTACTAATCAAACAACAGGTTCTGTTGTATTATATGGTGGTGTTGGTGTAAATGGTACAATTAATGGTGGATACGCTTATTTTAAAAATAATGTAGGTATTTATAGTACAACTGTTAGTACAGATGTTAATAATGGAGCATTGGTAGTTGATGGTGGTGTTGGTATTGGTGGTGATGTTAATATTGGTGGTAATACAATTATTGCTGGTGATTTAGTTGTAAATGGTACAACAACATCTGTGAATACAACTACGATTAATGTTTCGGATAATACATTATTATTAAATGCTGGTCCAACTGGTACAAGAGATAGTGGTGTGTTTATTCAAAGATATCAAGCTGATAATAATTTAGCAGAGGGTGATGTTGTTGATATTAATGAGCCCATTGCTTATACAGATATAATAAATGCCTCATCAAGTACATCAATTACATTTTCACCTACAGCAGATAGCGCTGACAATTTTTATTTGTATTGGTGGGTAAAAATTACATCTGGTACAGGAGTAAATCAAGTAAGACAAATTACAGCATATAATGGAACCACAAAAGTGGCTACTTTAAGTTCATCTATTTCCAATATTTCTAATGGTGATTCATTCAATTTATATAATAGAAATTATTTCGGTAGTTATTATCAAACAGAACAAAGAAGATATGTTTTAGCATATGTTGCAAATTTAGATGATATTCAAATTCATTTACCACCAGGTTCATATGCTGATATGAAGGCGTTAGGTGTATATGCAACAAATTCTACAATCGCAAATTTAGCAGCTGACAATTTATCAGCTAATAATGTGTATTTAACTTCAGCAACTATTTCATCAGCATCAATACAATCACTTTCTGGTAATTTATCAACAATTGGTTCATTAAATGTTACTGGTAATTCTGTGTTTAATGGTTTTGTTACAGCAGGTGCATTAAATGTTACTGGTATTTCTATTTTAAACGGATTTGTTACAGCAGGTGCATTAAATGTTACTGGTGATTCTATTCTAAATGGATTTGTTACTACAGGTGCATTAAATGTTACTGGTAATTCTGTGTTTAATGGATTTGTTACTACAGGTGCATTAAATGTCACAGGTGATTCTATTTTAAACGGATTTGTTACAGCAGGTGCATTAAATGTCACCGGTGATTCTATTCTTAATGGATTTGTTACTGCAGGTGCATTAAATGTCACCGGTGATTCTATTCTTAATGGATTTGTTACTGCAGGTGCTTTGAATGTCACAGGCATTTCTATTTTACAAGGTTTTGTTACTGCAGGTGCTTTGAATGTCACTGGAGATTCTATTCTACAAGGACCTGTTACAGCAGGTGCTTTGAATGTCACTGGAGATTCTATTTTACAAGGTCCTGTTACAGCAGGTGCTTTGAATGTCACAGGTGATTCTATTCTTAATGGATTTGTTACAGCAGGTGCTTTGAATGTCACAGGTGATTCTATTCTTAATGGATTTGTTACAGCAGGTGCATTAAATATTACAGGAGATTCTATTCTTAATGGGTTTGTTACAGCAGGTGCTTTGAATGTCACAGGTATTTCTATTTTACAAGGTTTTGTTACTACAGGTGCTTTGAATGTCACAGGAGATTCTATTCTACAAGGTTTTGTTACTACAGGTACATTAAATGTTACTGGAGATTCTATTCTACAAGGTTTTGTTACTACAGGTGCATTAAATGTTACTGGTGATTCTATTCTTAATGGTAATGTTACAGCAGGGGCTTTATATATCACAGGTGATTCAGTACTTAATATTAATGTTACTATAGGAAGTTTGTTTGTATCAGGTGGAAGTACTTTACAAGATGTTACAGCTGGTTCAATGATGTTAAATGGTATTGATATTACACCAAGTTTGGGTGATATAGCAAAAGAAATGTCATTTTATGCTTTGAATAATCAAAGTATTCCTCAAGATGTAACAGGATTAAGTTTTAATAATGGTATAGTCAGAAGTTTTGATGCTGTAGTATCCGTATATATATCAATTGACGCAAGTACTGATTTATATGCTCATTATAATTTAAAAGGTCTTCAAAAAGAAGGTTATTGGGTTTTAAATAGTGATTTTATAGGTGATATAACAGGAATTACTTTCTCAATTAATACATTAGGTCAAGTACAATATACTTCAACTAATATAAACGATTTTAATTATGATTTAATGAAATTTAGAGCATTAACAACATCTGTTTAAATACCACTTGGGCCAGTAATAGGACCTGATAATAATTGTGTATTTGAAGGTGGTGATGTTGTCATTGACATAAATGGTGATGGTGCTTTATTTTTTTTTGGAATACTTAAACCTGCTGTTTTACCAGAACTCATTGACATACCACCTATCCAAATATTATCATTATTAAACATATCACCATAAAGATTACTTGGTAAGTTTTCTTTACTGAATTGAACATCTATAGTATTTGCAGGTACGTATCTATAAACAACTTTTGGTGCAGGGCATTTTAAATCTTGTTTAAAAAATGCAACAGAAACTGACAAAATTCCTACAACAAATAATAAGATAATTACTAAACTAAAACTCATATTAATATTAATAATCAAATTAATAATATTAATTAATAAAAATAATTGCACACAAAATCCAAATTTAATTAATGACTTTTGGTAAAGGTTTTGAACCGGAACTAGATCCTTCTCCAGAATTAGTATCATCTGCCTTTTCCTTTAAACTTTTGAATTCTCTTTCTGCATTTTCTTTTTCTTCTTGAGTAAATTTATCATATTCTGTCGTGTTATATGTTAATGCTTGTGTTAAATTTTCTAAATGCTCTTTTGCTTGAGCAATTTTAACATTTAATTCTTCAATTCTATTTAAAATAGCAATAGGATGTTCAGATGATTCTTGTTTAGATTTACCTTCAGCAATAGCTTTCTTTAACATTTCATTTTTACGTTTTTCATATTCAACATTTGCATTTTCTCTGTTTTCTAAATAATTTTTAATTAAATTATTCAATTGAGAATTTTGATATTCAACATCTGATAATTTTAATGGGTCTACATCTAATGGAAAAAATTTACCAACTTCTACAGTATAAATATCATAATCAGGATCAATCTTTGTTAATTTTTGTGACATTGTTCGTGCTCTGTCCATTGAATCAGCAACACCTCTAATTTTAATGCCATAAACATTACATCTTTGCTGTAAATTAGGTCCTACAATACTAACTAAAGCAAAATTTTGCCCATTAACTGGTGGATCTTCAAATAAATAATCAATTTCCTTAACGTTAATATCCATTTTATATATATAAAGTAAATTTGTTATGAATATGAACGAACATCATAAAAATTGAAAAAAATAACTATGGATTATACTTTGTACAATGAATTATGATTATGAATATAAATATAACTATTATTTTACAATTTTAGATTGTGAAACCCATGAAGATAAAAAAATAAAATGTATAATTTTAAGTTATAAAACACGTATTATAAACAATGTAACTATCACTTGGAAATCTAAGTATTTTAAAAAAATTAAAGTACATTGTGACTGTGAAGAAACAAAATTTTTAAAAGTATGTAAACATATTAAATGGTTAGGACATAATCATTTAAATAGTATAAGTCCAAGAGATTGGTATATAGATACACTTGAAATATTTAAAGAAAAAAATACTTTATTTGATAAAACAGTAGGTAAAAATGATGAATGTATAATATGCTTTGATGAATTAAAATATAATACACAAAATACTATCAATTGTAAAAATTGTAACAATTCCATACATTATTTATGTTGGAATAAATATAATAAATTTAATCAAATATACAGTAATATTTGTGTATTATGTCAATCTAATACAATGCCGCAAATACTTTATTAAATCGTCGGGTAAAAAACCCAATCAATACTTTTATCTATTTTAGCCATATCTGCTACAATTTTTTTAAATATTTCATCTTGTTGTCTTAATTTATCAGCACTTTTCAATAAAGGAAAATATTCTGTAAATTCTTGTAATCCTAATATTTTGAAAAACTGATATAAAATATATGAATATGATAGGAAATTTTTTCTAGATGGTGGTTTATGTCTATTAAACGGCTCTTGAATTTGTCTAAACATGATTTTAATTTTATTCTCGATTTCAGTAGTCAATACTACTGAAGGACGTGCATTTAATTTATTTATAATTGCTATAACATTATCATAATATTCATTTAATCCCATTTTCTTTAAGAATTTCTTTACCATACTTTCAGTTAACATATTTAAATCTGTAATCTTTTGTTTATTTGCTTCTAATATAATTTTATCTAAAATTTCCTGACTGATATATTTGTTTTCTTTTGCTTGCAATCTTCTTAAATGGTCATCTAAATGTGTTTCTTTTTGATATGTAAATTGTGGTTTATACATGTAATCTTGTAGTTCTTTATAAGAGGGTTCTATAGATTCTTCAATTCCTACAATACTATATCCACATTCATGACAAACATAATATCCATTATCTACATTTAAATATTTATCACAATTAATACAAATAATGTCATTTTTAGCTATATCATATTCCATGTTTACAGTTGAAATTATATAATCTGGATCTATTTTTTTCATATAATTATGAATCAATGTTATTTTTTCATTATGCACAGATAATAACATTTCATCCTTATTATCTTCATTGCTATTTATATATTGTTTTTCTAATTCTTCTAATTCTAAATATTTAAATATAATAGTTGATGTCTCTAATAAATAACTAGATTCTTCATCATTCAATTTATTTAATTCAGATTCTAATATTTTTACTTTATTATTATCTTTTGAATTTTTAGCTTTAATAATATCAGCTTCAATTTGTTTTTTTCTTTTATCATTCTTAAACTCATTTATCTTATTTTCATGATAATGTAAAATACTATGCTTATTCTTTGATTTATTTATATTTGTATTTTTTTTTGTATAAACAGGTTGAGAATAAACATCCTTCTTTTTGCGCATTTCACTTTACTTTTTATAATATTTATTTTTTAAATTAGTTTTTATTTTTTTTAAATTTTCATTTATAAAATTATAAATGAAATATAACATATGCATTCATCTTATAAACAATACATTTTGAAATTTTTACAAAAATATTTATTTATATTTAAAACTGTTTCAGAAGGATGGACTGTAAAATACAAAAATAAAGATAATGTTATTATATACAATAATATAGAAAACGTGGATAAAAAATTTTTAAACGCTGATAATTTTATTTCACATTACAAAACATCTCTTTAAATTAAAATTTATACCATAATTATGCTCTGCTCGTTTAAATATTTTTTTATTTTTACTGTAAATTATTAAATTATTAAAAGCGATGTTTGGACCATTGATTAGAAATATTCTACTTTTAAATACTGTATTATCATCTGGTGTATTTGGAATTTCTTATATTACACCGGCACAAAATTGTACAGCCGATACTGATTCATTTCATTGTGATATTAACGATGATTATCTATGCAGCAATAATACAAAATTAGAATTAAACTTTGTATCAAATAAATGTAACAATGGATTAAATCAATATTGGTATTGTACAACACAAAGATGTCAAGTTGGTGAAACAACAACTGTTACAATTACAGAAACAGCAACAATTACAGAAACAGCAACAATGACAGAAACAGCAACAATTACAGAAACAGCAACAATGACAGAAACAGCAACAATGACAGAAACAGCAACAATGACAGAAACAATGACTAATTTAGTTACGTTAGTATCAACTGATATTATTATTTCTACAAGTACAATTTTAAATATTGTAACTAATACAGTATCTGTTGTTGTACCATGTCCTACAACAACTACTACACGTAATAGAGATATTGTTATAACTACAACTACCACACGTAATAGAGATATTACTTTAACACCTGTTTATACAACAACAACTACCACACGTAATA